GTTCGTATAGCTCCGTATAGAGTTTCTTTTTTAGCTCTCGCTTTCTGTGGTCGATCTGTTGTACCTCGTCCACTCTCAGAGGCATTGTCTACTAATTCTAAAGTTTTTCCTATCGCAAATAAGGCGTATCCGGATTTTCAAATTCATCTGGATTATTCGCTAGCCACTCGGTTGATGCTTCAATGGTATTGATGTATCTCTGATCTTCGCCGTCGCCCCACTTTTCCTTGACCGCCTTATCGACAAGCGCCATGGCGCTCTTATTGGGCACATTGGCGTTGGCAATGGTGTCGTAGGACATCCATTCTCCCACCCGAAGTTGATCCTGGAAAGCCTTGATCTTACTACCATCCTTCAAGGGCTGACTAGTGATGCCCTGAATCTTGATACCCTGTTCGTCTCCGATGGCGATCACATCCACCTCGGTTCCATAGAATCGCTCTGTCTCGAGGAGCATGAAGCGACACCGGTAGGTAGCAGGGACATTATCAGGAACCGTATTATAGTCCTGATCACGCTTAAGTGTATCGAGGTAACTAATCAGAGCGGCGCGGCTCAATTGTTCCTGCTCGGTACCATCTCCACCCCTGGTAAGTAAGGCACTCTTGTCACGAGCCTGAAGGAACTCTACATAGGACTGGTAAACATCAGGACGCTTCTGTTTGAGTTCTTTAATCTTATCAGGAGAGTCAAACACCTGGATAAAGATCGTCTCAATTGGGAACATCTTGAGACCCTTGGTGTCAAATATTTCTTTGGTGGTGGCATCCAAAATCTTCTTAATCATCAGAGCCTTTACTGCCACGTCCTCTACTGGGTTTCCGGTGATATCAAGATTTCCCTCTGTAATTACACCGGTAACAGCAGGACGAAAACCAGCAAATCCACGATCCCACCTGAGACCCTCACGGTTCATGACGAGGTAGCCAACAATAGCGACTACCAGCACGATGATAAATATAGTCTGCATACGCATCTTATATAATGGTGCGAAATTATATCCCCTGATAAATTCACCGACGCTTGTAAGAAAGCATGTTTGCGATCATGTTGTACAGTCCACGCTGCCAACACTGTCTTGAGATATTCAAACTATTGGATCAATGTCCTATCAAAGACCAAATCAAGTATCAAAATATTCATGAAGAACCCATCCCAGAAGATTATCACAAGGTGCTTACCCACGTTCCTGCATTGATCACCAAGGACGGAAGACCTTTGATGGGTTCGGAGGTCAAGCAGTGGGTTCTCTCTATGATGCCAACCGAAGTGGAATCCTTTGATCATTCGGCTTTTGCTTCGTTTGATGGAAATCCCAATAATGCACCAGGCCTTTTTGATCTGGAATCCTATGGTGCTCCATTGGCACCCATGATGACCCCCGAGTTGGAAGCCAAGATAAACAAGAAAGTCACCAACTAAAAAATGATCAGAAGACCGGACGAAGTTCACAAGTCACTGGGAAATGTGTACTCCTACAAACAAGGCTACTCATCATGGAAGGAGTTCATCGACGATCGCGGTGAAGAAGGATTCAAACAATTTCTCAAAGACCTTTATGATCGTGATTACTTAAAGAAAACGCGCACTACATCTAGTAAATGTTCTTGAAAACTATTCAAGCATCCGCATTTAAAAATATCTTTGAGGTCTTGAAAGACATCCTCAACGATGTTAATGTATCTTTTAGCAAAAAGGGTATCCACATGTTGACCCTTGACAATGCTCGCACAGCCATGGTGGAACTATTCTTAGATGCCACACAGTTTGAAGAATATTCATGTGAACATGAAATTATTGTTGGTATTAACACTACCAACGTGTTCAGAGTTTTGAAGTCAGTTACGACCAATGACGTACTGGTGATGAAAATTGAAGAAAACCACGTGCTCAATATATCCATCGAGAATAGTGGTAAGAAGAGTCGGAGTCATTTTAATCTTAGACTTTTGGATATCAATGATGAAATGTTCGACGCTCCCAACTTGCCAGTGGTCAGCATCACGACCTTCCAGACCGTAGACTTTCAGAGACTTTGCAGAGATATTTCCCATATTGGCTCTGAATTGACGATAGAGCGTTCCTATAAAAAGGTTGGGTTCAGGTGCGTTGGCGACTTTGCCGAGCAGTACACCGAATATGACATTGATTCGGATACCACCAAGTTCGAGTCTATGAAAGATACATTTTCTTTGAAGTATCTCAATTTGTTCACCAAGGCTACTTCAATGTGTTCCAATATGAAACTTCTCCACCACGGAGAGGAGATGCCTCTCGTCCTGGAGTATAAGGTTACTTCTCTAGGTGAACTCAGGTTCTACCTGGCACCAAAGTCTGAGGAGTAAGTTCATCATCCTTCTTGATGACAATCTTCTTACCAAACATATAGACGTGCCACTCATCCGGCACCTCCTCGTTCGCGTCAAATAGATCCCTCATACGGATGTCTTTGACGTTGTGAAAGTCCGACCTCGGCCCGGCGTAGCGAAGGAAGCGTGCCGTGTCCCACATGATCACCTCTCCATCTTCCATGATAGCCTCGACCTTCTGAATCATGATGGGTCCCTTCATCCTGGGCTCTTCCTCATCTTCGATGACATCGTTAACCTTGCGCATCGGATCCCTGGTCACCATGGAATAGGGTGCGTCACGAAATGTATACTCTTGCTCATAGCGAATATTCTCGATGCAGTCGGGCTTCTTCCTACGAAGGACGTAAATAGCGTCTCTGAAGTCAGGGTAGTAACACATTGTGTAGATGTCACCTGATTTCATCAGAGGCCATCCATCCATGACCCTCTTCCATTCAGGCGAAGGGAACAGACAATCGCGCTTTGTGTTGATATCGTAAATCATCTTCAGGGGCATCGTGAGTCGGTAATGGTCCTCGTTGTACCACCACCCAATCAACTTGACAAGTAAATTATACATTTAAAGTTATAGTGACATTTTTCTTTAAATGAGTTTACTCGAGAGGTATCATGCAAAATTAAAAGAATATGAAAATGAACCTCAGACACTTCATGACTACATCACCATGGCAGCACCTTTCATACACAGATACCACGAGGAAAATTGTAGACGCGATATATTTTTGGAATACATGCGTGTGGTGGAAAAGGACATAACAACGGTGGTTGACACAGATTTTAACGATAATAATGTAATTCAAGTGGATAATTGTAAAGAGTGTAATTCAACAAATGTTTATGAAAATGATATTGACGGAGAAATTGTGTGCCAGGAATGTGGTGCATGTGAAAAATACATAGCCACCAGATTGTCCTACCAGGACGAACAGGACATTTCAAAGAACACTCAGTACTCGTACAAAAGACAGAACCACTTCAATGAGTGGGTTCAACAATTTCAGGGCAAGGAGACAGCAAATATCCCAGATGAACTGATAGAACAATTGCGTTACGAACTCAAGAAACAGAGGGTAGAACAGATTTCCAAGATCACTCACGCCAAGGTCAGAGGTCTACTGAAAAAGTTGCGTCAGAACAAATACTACGAACACATTCCCTATATCACAAACATTCTTACTGGAGTGAGACCTCCAGAGATGCCAGCAGCACTCGAAGAACGCCTCAGGCTCATGTTCAATGAAATACAGGAACCCTTTGATCAGGTCTGTCCCAAAGACCGCAAGAACTTTCTGAGTTATCCCTACGTACTTTACAAATTCTGTGAGTTGCTCGGCGAAGACCAGTACCTTCCCTATTTTCCACTTCTGAAGTCCAAAGAGAAACTCACCCAACAGGATGTCATCTGGAAGGACATGTGCAAGATACTCAAGTGGGAATTTATTCAAACCGTATAATAAGTAAGGATGTCGTCCTACATGAGACTGAATGACGGGATTTCCCTCAATAAGATCAACCCGTACGCAGACCCGATGAATTTCACCCCTGGTGTTCCGCTGGGTGGTGCCTACAAGACGGTCTACGCACCGTCCAGTGAACCCCAGGTGGCGCTCGTGAACGCGGTTCGCCCCACAGGAGATGCTCTCGGGGGACCTCTCGAGACCCAGATGACAGAGCCGAGTCCGGGTTGCGAGAAGACCATCGCCGCGGGGTGGAGGACCCCCTACTACTGCACTCCTGGATCTCAGGACTATCCTCTCAACCGGAAGCCTGTACCAGAGCGCAACTATTCACTTCCTCCCTGGGACATGACGCCCAAGGTCAAAGACGACTCCATCCTGGTGAAAAAGGAGGGCATGATCGGTAGCATCGACGCTGCCAACCTCGCAGGCAACACTGCCGCCGCTATTCTCATAGCCCTCAGTGTTTTGACCCTCGTCAAATTTTTGTAATTTTGTCGCCCTCAATTTTAGGGTTTAGCTTTTCTATTGTATCCCTCTCGGACTGAATTTTATTCAGGATACCTGAACACTCATGAAACTCCAGTTGGATACAAGAGGTACACAGAGACGTGTGATCACAGTGATCGCATGGAATACAGATCATCTTCTTCTTCTTACAGTGACCACATCTCATATTAAAGAAGTGGTGCGTTTTACTTTTAAATATGGAAGCCATAAACTTTCGAAACTTTCTTGGAAACATCATCAAAGCGCGCGATGGGATCCAAGGATCTAAACCATCATTGCCCAGGGTATCCACGATGACGGTCATGGGAGGCAGGGATAGTATCGCGACCCCTCTTGCGACTTTCAAGGAGAAGTTCGTTGATGGAACCGATGGCTGGAACGTGGGCACGAACCACTTTAATAACTCACTGACGCTGTCCAAGGATGTCGGTGAAACCAAAAAACGCTCAGTCAAGTTGTTTCCAAACGGAAAGATTCACGTGACAGGATCATCTACACCAATGGAAGGTCTCGAGATCATCCAGGATATTCAAAAAATAGTAGATGAGGTCTTTCCTGAGACCACTAAAAGACCCGTGTCACCCATGGAAACACAGATGATCAATGCAACTTTCCGTCTTCCTCACGGCATCGATCAGATGGCTTTACTGGATCTTTACAAGAAGCACAAAAACTTTGTAAAAAAGACGTCTTACAGTCCAGAAACCTACTCAGCAGTGAAAGCCAAGATGTTCAATATGACGGTCAGTGTTTTTAAGACGGGTAGCATCGTGATGTCGGGTGCCAAGAACTTCAAGGATATCGCCATGGCCTACAAGTTCCTGATCAGGGTTCTCTACGATCCACAGGTCAAGGGAGACTTCATCGACTTCAAGGAAAAGAATGTCAGAATGATTCATCAGATGGAATCATTTCACCAGAGGATCAGGGATTTTTATCTACTGAATAAGTAAAGATGTCTCAGCGTCTTGGTATGGCCGATGGTCGCGCCTTCACGATTTACAGTTCGAACCAGTTGATCAATGATAAGATCATGGCTGATAATGGTATTGCATATCCTCTTAACTACCAGTACCGCCAGTTGATCGCCAAGATGGGGCCTGATATGCTCAAGTCCATCACCGATCTGCAGCGTGTGGGTTCGGTGCCTGCCAACAGCATCACCCGGTGCTTCTCGGCGGATGTCCCGCTGCTCAAGGTTCCAAAGACCAATTAAAGAAGTAACACCTTGAAATTCCATTATGGACTACGTAAAGAAATTTCAAGATGCATGCGCCGCTATGAAGAAGGACGGAACGCTCACTCAGGAGAGGATGACGGTGGCATGGCTTATGTTTATGCCCAAGGATCAGGCAGAGAAGGCGCTTGGGACTATGCATAAAGTAACCCAGCAGTCCCGTTCGAAATCCTAAGAATATTGTAATTGACCGCGTAGATATCACCGTTGATGGCTTGATCCAGTGTAAGTCTGGCTGAATCCAATCGACTGAAGTTGAGACTTCCAGTGTGTTCCTTGTTTGATGCATCCAGGCAGAATGGATACATCATGGTTGTGTATTGATTTGAACCATATGTTGTGTGATAGTACGTAGATACTTGTTTATAATGAGGCACGGCTGGTTTTGGGTCTCCCACCGGTTCGCCGTTTAGTTCCAGTAGCATCTTGTTTGACGCATTGAAGTTACTTGCAGTCGAAGCTATGAAACTTATAGGGTGATTTAGATTAAGTTCCACATCTTTCTTGTTTGGAGCAGGAATCCTCTGAGTCTGGGTTATGATATAATCCGCAGAACGTTCTGACATGTAACGGCGTTCGTCTTTGTCCAAGTAGATAAATCTTCCCATCAGTTCGAAATCAGAAGATTCGTAATTATTTTTCACTTGCGTAATATAATTTATCAAAGCGTTACCACTTGGATACGCCGCATTTGTGTCTTCGTCGTTTCCGTTGAATGTGATGAAATAGTCTACAGGGTCGCGCGTGGGTGCTGGAGCTATGATAGTAGGAACGTCTGGATAATTGTTTATAACATTACTTGAGTTAGATTCTCTGTTAGTAATCCTATTTGCGCTCACGTCTACAATAAGTGCATCAGAAGCTGGATAGTTGGGTGGGTTTGCGTCTGTGTCCGTGAGAGTCCCGTTATAGATCAAGAAACCCGTCTCTTCGTTTCGGGTAAGAACGTTTGACATCAGAGGATTCAATGTTGCGTACGAATTCAAAACATTCGAAGACGCCGCAAGACGAATAGCATGATGTCCACTGCCCATCACCGTGTTAAGAAGTTCACTAGCCGTAAAATGCCCTACCGTATCTGTAAGATCCTGATAGACAATGAATCCTTCAAGATCCGTCTTTGATACGACATTTGAATCTAATGTCGCGAGTAGATGTGAGTCAATCACATCCTGTGCAATATTAGACCGCTCATAATTGTGAAATTCGGTCATGACATTATTCAGAAGGTCTGATCCTTCAAATGATCCATAACTATCTACTACAGATTCATATGTTATGTATCCAGTGGTTCCATCTATAGTGAATGTGTTTGAATAGGGTGCACTAGAATCCGCAGTAATAGCCCATGACGCTGATAGTGTTTGGGCAGCGTCTATGCGAATAACATTATTGTAAATACCCATGTTGGTACTTAATTGATCTGATGCATCAAAACCAGTTATGGAGTCTACCAACGTCGCCGACGGAGTGGTTGTCGTGTAGGTCAAAAAACCAGTAGAGGTCGCGAATGTAAGCGTGTTACCAGTATCCGTTATTGCTCCATGATCTGTAACCAAATTTGCTGCCAGATTGCTCCTTTCCTCAATAACGCGCGTATCCATAAAAGCGGTCAGACTATTCGTTGGTGCATAGTCCAAAGCCGTATCTTCGGTCCCGTCATAAGTAAGGAATCCGGTAATAACATTTTGTGTGAGAATATTCGAAGGATACACTGAAAGGTTGTTGAAGTCAGATATAACATCGGTAGAAGCAGTTATTTTTTCAGAACTATTCAAGGAGGTAATAAAGACGTTCAGTGCATCCGAAGCTAGAAATGACCCAGAGCTATCTGTCAGGTTATCATAAATGATGTAACCATCTGTCAAACTTTGGTAAGTCGGGACCACGCGTTCATCCATAACCGTAATCATTGAACCCATACCACTATGGATTGTACAAAAGTAGTAAAGGGTATCAGGACTAGTCTCGCTTACAACTATCGTAACAGTTTTAGTCAATGGATCCAAAGTAACACCTTCGATGTAAATCCCGCCCCCGCCATGTGTCCCATCTGGAGTCTCTGAAAAACGTAGAGGATGATTTGTATAAGTGTCTCCATTCGAGAGATTAAAAATATAGGTAGAACCTCTTCGAAATGTCAAATTTGCTTGAAGTTCGCCGTTTATATAATATTTATAATTACCAAGCACCTGTTTCACCGCAACATAGTACGTTCTATCGTCAGTCAGAATAGGCTCTGGTATCAAATTACTAAAACCACCCACAACATTGCTCGCATCATTAATACGTTCAACATCCGTTGTTGCTGCCTGATAAAGCGATATGTTTGATTGAAAGTCTATGTACTGACCCGTAGATGGAATAGTGACACCTTGGTAGTTCGTGACATCGGTACTTAAATTAGAGTAAACATCCGTAAATCCATACGTCTGATATACAAGAATATCATTTTTAATATTGGCGTAATCATTTGTATCAATCGCTTGATAAATAGCTATATCATCCTTAACATCTGTATAATCATCTACTGGAGGGATAACTACACCTTGATAAATAGTGATATTATCCTGAACATTCGTATAGACGTCGGTATTTGAAACATTTTGATACAGATTTATATCTTCTAGTAAATCTGTATAACTAATGTTTTGATTCCTGTATTGTTCCACTTCTGCCAAATAAGGTTCTAGTATATTATTTATGTAAATATGGTCTCCCCAATGAATAACAATTTCCACGTCATGGTAATTGAGTGAAATTAGTGGTATGGATGATGCCCAGTGTTCACAGAAAAAGAACTTCAGTGGATAAAAATAACTATATTCAGAACCACTCGATCCCTTTATACTTTTGGATAGAGTAGGCGCCTGAACCTCCGTTGCGATTTTAGCGGAGTAGTCGTAGTACTGTGTGTCTATCAGTTGGTTTCCTATAAAAAGTTCTACTTTATCTATGACCCTACTCCACTTGCGTGGCACAGATTCTGTGGTATTACCCCAATCATTTGATATGTACATGTAAGAAAGGAGATCCCCCTTGACCTCTACGCGGGTCGTTGAAGTACCGTTATTGGCTGGTCTTGTCTGAAGAGTCAACTTGTCAATAACACTAGAAAAGTTCGTATGGCGTTTGTATAAAGTCTTAAAAAATGACACGTCTGGATCTATATTTAGGGGATTATCCCGTCCAGCAACAACAAGTGTAACGCCAGGTGACATATTACTATAAGTTTGTTAGATATTTAGTTTGCGTAAAGCAACCCACCCATCCCATTCTGGATCCTGAGGACGTTGTAGTTCACCGCATAGATAGCCGCGTTGATTGTAGAGTTTGGCAGACGAAGGGTCGCTGAATCCATTCGCGAAAAGTTGCAACTGCCTGTGGGCTGGAGCTTAGAGGCATCCAGACAGAACGGAATCATCAGAGTCACACTCTCGAAACCAGAATCATTCGATGCCGGATCTGCTCCGAACTGCGTGTGGTAATACGAAGACACCTGTTTGTAATGAGGCACAGACTGTTTTTGCTCCCCAATATCAACACCATTGAGCTGAAGAAGAAGACGGTTCGTTGCGCCAAAGTTAGAACCTGTGGACGCCAGGAACTTGACCGGATGATTGAATGTGAGATCGGCGGTCTTTGATTCGGGGTTGGGAATGCGCTGAACCTGGTGAATGAGCATATCCATAGGCTTCTCGGCCATCATGCGACGTTCGTCGGTATCAAGGTAGATGTAACGAGTCCATGCCTCCAACTTGGAAGAGTTTGCAACTGCCAGGAGGGTTTCGGTAACCGGGTAGGTGAGAGAAGTAGCGGTCCAGTTAGATGCCCCGCTGTCCGCAAGAACATCTCCGGTAATCAAACCAGTACCTGCATCAACGGTATAAGTGAGACCGGCTGCCGCAAGTGCATTTACAAGAGTGGTTCCAGTGTTAGCCTCTTGAGCATCAGCAGCAGCCTTGAATGCAGCCTCGAGGGCCGCACGATCGGCATGAGTTGCTGGTGATTTTGTTGCATCAAAACCAGCAGTTTGTGCATTCTGGTAATTGGCAATCGCAGTCGCAATTGCAGCAACCTCGGGGCGAATGTCGGTTCCCCAGTAAATGCGAACCTCCACATCGTGGTACTGGAGGGCAATCAAGGGAAGCGCAGACTGCCAGTTCTCGCCGAACCAGAACTTGAGAGGGTAGAAGAAACTGCTCGCGTCAGCTCCGGTGGGGGCGGAACCAAACGCCGACTTGGAGAACGAGTTCGCCATGATGTCGGTATGGATCTTGGTTGAATACTCAAAATGCTGTGTGTCAATAAGCTGACCGCCAATGTACAATTCGACCTTGTCGATCACAGTACTCCAGTTTGTCTGGAATGTTGAATCCTGAGAACTATTAGGTACAAAATAAACATACGAAAGCATGTCACCCTTACGCTCGAAGCGGATCGATGAGAGACCGTTGTTCGCCGGGACGTTCTGGATCACCTGACGCTCAACCACACTGGAAAAATTAGAATGACGTTTGTAAGACGACTGGAAGAAACTCACCTCCGGGTTTCCTACGAGATGCACATCCTGGGCACCCACGGCTACTAGTTGCGTAATACCACCCGACATATTTCAGTTATTACTATTGGACAATAAAATATTAACGAATTATAAGACGTGTGACCATCCGAGATATGTGAATCACCGACTCGCCAAGACGGTCGTGGTCATTTTCCATAGAGAAACTGGAACCTACCCAGACTTTCTGTATGGAGAGCTTATGCAAAAACTTCAAGACTTCACTATCCACCGAGGACCTCCTAGAGTTAGGTTCTACCATGAGGGGGTTCCTCATGTGTGGGTGTGCGCTAGGTGTGGGGACCTGATCGAATACGGCGAAGAATCATCCTGGACTGACTGATCTCCCACCACACCTCAACCTGTTCACCGACCTTGTAGTCCATGATGGGCTTGAGGTCGTCACATTGAATTTGATACGGCCTTCCGTATCGCCACGGTATCTTCAACTGAATGTTGTCCACTTGAATATACCGCCTGCCTGACTCGGCTTCGTAGAGTGACTTTGTGATCTTTCCGGT